CGACTGTGGATGTCGGCTCCCCGATTCCGAAGCCCAAAAAGGATGACCCACAATGACTACGAAGCAACGCAGTGACTTTCTGGACAGCATGGGTAGATATAAAACCCAGAGCCTGTTCCTAGAGACAGCCTACGACTCAGAAGCCTTTTTTACATTTGATGACGTAGACAAAGTGTATAAGGGCAAGACATACACAAGCCTGAAGCGCCTGTATCTAGAAATGGAAGACGTAACAGAGTATGCCTTTGCCGACGCACATCTGGCTGGCTGGAATCACTGGAAGAAGATTTGTGGTAACTCTGCAATTCGAGAACATATTGAAGATTGGCGCTATGAGCTAGAACTAAAACTTACTGCTCGTGCCATGAGTAAAATTAAAGAAATGGCAGAAGAGGGAAACTACAACGCTGCCAAGTATATTGCTAATAAAGAGTATTCTTCTGGGAAAGGACGCCCTACAAAGGCAGATAAAGAGGCAGCTTTGAAACGAGCCACTCTTACAGAAGATTCTACCAAGGCAGAAGGCGCACGTATTTTAGAACTAATTAAAGGAAAGTCTAATGGCTAAACTAACACTATACGATTTGGCAAGCGGCAGCTTTACTGTAGACTTGCTCAATGCTAACTTTGCATTGATTGAGACTGCACTGGAGAATACCGTAAGCAGAGACGGCACGGCTCCTAATACGATGTCTGCTTCTTTGGACATGAACAGCAACCGCATTCTTAATTTGCCTACAGCAGCTACAAACAATGAGCCCGTTACATTGGGCCAACTGCTTGCTCTTGGAACGCTTAACCTGTACACACCTGAGAATCATGTGCACACATGGGCAAGCATTACTGGCAAGCCCACAACCTTTACTCCGGCTACGCACACGCACGTCAAGAGCGACGTAACTGGCTTGGTGAGCGACCTGACATCTCTTGATACTAGACTGGACACCATCGAAGCAGAGCCTACTATCTATGTTCAATCAGGTGCTCCTACAGCGTTAAATCATCCTACAATGCAAAGCCTTTGGTTCTGGTGACTTATGGCAGGTACACGCTGGAATGGCTCCTCGTGGGCTAACATCACCACCAAAAAGCGCTGGAATGGCACTACATGGGCTGACCTAACAATTGCAAAGCGATGGAATGGCAGTGCTTGGGTGGACTTATTTGCTGCTATTCCTTTGGCTCTTGGCAACACTACAGACAACTTTACAGACACATTGAGTTGCGATAATCCCACTGGCTCTTGTCCCATTGCCGACACACAGTCTGACTCAGTTGTATATAATGTAAGTGGCGGAACATCGCCCTACACTGTAACTGCTGTTGTTGCTGATGGCCCACCACTAACTATAGTAGTGGATGACCAGACTAAGACCATAACTGCATCTACTTCCGTTGGACGCAATGACTCTAAGACTGGCGAGATTAAAGTAACGGTTACAGACTCCGCAGGAACTCCTGCAGTAGTCGATTTCTTTTTGCCGTTCTCATTTACATATGTATATACAGAAGGCGGCGAAGGCCCACCGTTTGAACCTGAACTACCGCCAGCGGAGCAACAATGAGTTTGACACAAGACGAGATTAGACAGGCAGCAGAAGCAGATTTAGAGGTGTTTATTGGGCTAGTTGCCCCTCATCTGTTGCTTGGCGAGTGCCACCGAGACTTAATTCGCTGGTGGACAAGCTCGTCTAGGAAAGACAACGTAATGGTGCTCTTGCCGCGTGGTCACATGAAGTCTATGTTGATTGCGTATAAGACAGTGTGGGAGTTGACTAAAGACCCGACTGAAACAATTTTGTATGTGTCTGCTACATCGGACTTGGCGGAGCAGCAATTGGCCTTGATGAAAAACATCATGACCAATAAGACATATACTAAGTATTGGCCTGAGATGATTCATGCCCAAGAAGGAAAGCGAGAGAAGTGGAGTCTAAGTGAAATTTCAGTAGACCACCCTCTTCGTAAGTCGGAAGGTATACGAGACCCGTCTATCAAGACGGCTGGCTTAACAACAAACGTTACTGGATTCCACGCTACAAAGGTTAAGCTAGACGACGTTGTGGTTCCCAAAAACGCATACACGGAAGATGGTAGGCAGTCTGTGGCGGCTATTATTAGCCAGATTGCTTCCATTAAAGTGCCTGACGCTAAGATGGATTGTGTTGGTACACGCTACCATGGCAAAGACCAGTACACAACCTTTATGAAACAATCCTATCACATCTATGATAATAATGATGAGGTAGTTAGCGAGGAGTATGTATGGGACAGCTACGTGCGTGTAGTAGAGACTGATGGTGAGTTTTTATGGCCCAGACAGGCTCGTACTGATGGGAAGCGATTTGGCTTTGATAGAAACATCCTGAGCAAAATTAAGGCAGAGTACGAAGATAGAACTCAGTTTTACGCTCAGTACTATCAGAACCCGAATGACCCGTCAAGCCACAGGATTTCTCCAGATAAGTTTCAATACTTTGAGCCAAGATTCTTGCGCATGGAACCAGATGGCTGGTACTTTGCAGACAAGCGCCTGAACGTGGTAGCTGCTATTGACTTTGCGTTCTCCATAAAGGCTAAGGCAGACAGCACGGCAATTGTAGTTGTAGGCATTGACAGCGACTCTAACATCTATGTACTTGATATTGATAGGTTTAAGAGTGACAGGATTAGCGACTACTTTCACGCCATCCAAAGGATGCACAGGAAGTGGGGATTCAAGAAGCTTCGATGCGAAGTAACTGTGGCGCAACAAGTGATTGTCAGAGACCTGAAGGAAAACTACATAGCCAAACAAGGCATGAATCTGGTCATTGACGAGTATCGCCCGAGCAGACACGAGGGTAACAAGGAAGAGCGAATTGCTGCTACTTTGGAACCTAAGTACGACAATCGGAAGATTTGGCATTATAAGTCGGCCAACACATCAGCACTAGAAGAAGAGTTGATGCTTGAGAAGCCACCGCACGACGATATTAAGGACGCGCTAACAGCGGCAATTGATATTGCTACGCCGCCTATGGTACGAGGTAACAAAATGAAAAGAAGCAATGTATTGCAGTTTAATAGCCGCTTTGGAGGCGTAACAGCATGAGTGTTAAAGTAGCAGAAATTAAAGGTATTTTGCAGCCAGCAGGACTTGCTAGCGAAGTGGCCTATATGTGGGATAATCTAAACACAAATAGAAATACATGGATTAAAGAGAAGGAAGAGCTGCGCAACTACATCTTTGCCACGGACACGACAAAGACTAGCAATAGTAAGCTCCCGTGGAAGAACAAAACTACCATTCCGAAGTTGTGTCAGATTAGAGATAATCTTCACGCTAACTACGCCTCTGCCCTATTCCCTAACGATAACTGGTTTAAGTGGGAAGGATACAGCAGAGACGCGGTTACACTGGAAAAGCGTAAGACAATCGAAGCCTACGTGGGCAACAAGATTAGAATGTCTGGCTTCCGCACTGAGGTGTACAAGCTTCTGTACGACTTCATTGATTACGGCAATGTGTTTTGGGATGTCGTATTTGTCAACGAAAGCCATAAAGATGCTGATGGAAACATAATTCAGGGCTATCGTGGCCCTAAACTGAAGCGTATCAGCCCGTATGATGTTGTCTTTAATCCGCTGGCTTCCAGCTTTAAGGACTCCTACAATATTGTCCGAAGTGTAAAAACTTTCGGAGAATTGAAATGGGAGCTTGACAATATGCCAGAAATGGGGTATAATAAGGATGTGGTGGGAGATATGGAGAATTATCGCCGCAATCTGGCTGGATACTCCACTGAAGACCTCTCCAAAGCCCTTGCCCTTCAGGTTGATGGTTTTGGCAATTACTCGGACTATCTGCAAAGCGGATATGTCGAGATTCTAGAGTTTGAGGGCTCTCTACACGATAAGGATACTGGAAAGTTCCATCAGAACGTGCTAATCACGGTAGTAGATAGAGCCAAGGTAATCCGAATTGTTCCTATGCCGTCTTGGATGGGCAAGACCACCAAAGGTCATGTGGGCTGGAGAATGCGCCCCGATAACCTTTATGGCATGGGGCCTCTGGACAATCTGGTGGGTATGCAGTATCGCATTGACCATCTGGAAAACCTCAAAGCTGACGCAATGGATTTGGCCGTACATCCGCCTCTGGCGATTACAGGCAATGTCGAAGAGTTTGAATGGGGCCCGAATGCCGAGATTTATATTGGCGAGGGCGGAAACATTCAGGAGCTGGGCAAGAGTCTTAATGGCGTTATTGCAGCTAATAACGAGATTGCCATGCTGGAACTCAAGATGGAAGAAATGGCTGGTGCTCCCAAGCAAGCTATGGGCATCCGCACTCCGGGCGAGAAAACTGCATATGAAGTGCAGAGCTTGGAACAAGCCGCCTCTCGCATCTTCCAGAACAAGATTACGCACTTTGAAGTTGAATGTATCGAAGACATTCTGAATAAGATGTTCGAGGTAAGCAAGCGTAATATGGATGGTGCCGACTTGGTACGAGTACTTGATGATGACCTTGGTGTTCTGAAGTTTATGGAAATTACCAAAGATGACATCACCGCCTCTGGCAAGATTCGACCGATGGGAGCTCGACATTTTGCTGCTCAAGCTACAACTATTCAAAATCTAACAGCTTTTTATCAGTCTGCGATTGGACAAGACCCGTCTGTTAGAACACATATCTCTGGCAAAGCTGTTGCTAAGTTGCTGGAAGAATACTTGGGACTTGATAAGTTTGCTTTGTTCCAAGATAATGTGAGAGTGTTCGAGGATGCTGAAACAATGTCTTTGGCCCAACAATCACAAAAGCAACTGCAAGAAGAGTATATGGTAGACCCCAACCTGACGGCTGACGAAGAGGCCGCCGTATTAGCACAAGGACAAATGTAATGGCTAAAAGACTAGTAAAAATGGAAGACCTCGCTGGAGAAGCAAAGGGCTTCTCTGAAGACGCCGATGTACGTATTGCAAATAGAGCAGAATTGGAAAGAATTCGCGCTATGCCAGCTGCGGAACGCAAGGCTTATATTGCTAAAAAATTGGAAGCTGCTGCTCCGAAAGCCATGGGAAAAGGCAAAGCAGAACCAAAGAAGATTAATACAAACACTGCCGCTGGCAGAGCTAAGGCTGAGAAAGCCAGAGCTAAGGCAAGCCTTCGTATTACAGTTGCCGACGGCAAGCCTGTTCCCGAAGCTGCTCAAGCCAAAGGCATGAAGAAAGCCACAGCCGCGGCTAATAAGCCGACCAAGGCTTCTGCTGCCAAACCAAAAGCAGAAAGCAAACCTGCTACTACAAAAGCCCCGGATGCAAAGCCAGCATCTTCTAAGCCAGCAAAAGCAGCTAAACCAAAACCTGCGGTTAGTGCCCCGAAAACAGGGACAGGAATGGCAACAGTAGCTAAGGGCAAGGGAATGGTTCCGGTTCCAAAAGGTACAGCTATGGTTCCGGCTCCGAAGCCTAAGCCGGGTACTGGTATGGTTCCGGTTGGCAAGCCTACAGTTACTAGTGGCAAAGCTGCCGCTAGTGGCAAACCTGCAGCTGCCGCTTCTGCCCCGAAGGGGGGAGTTGGTGGCAAAGTACTTGGAAATATCATTTCTCCGAAAGCCCTTGTTTCTGAATTGGGTGGTGGCTATGTAGCTGGCAAGATTCGTGGTGATGGAAAATCTGCGGGTAGAAATATTCTTGCTACAGTCGTAGATGATGCTACCACTGGATATGCAGTTGGTAGACAATATGGAGCTGTAGCTGGCGCAGCAGTTGGTTTGGTTCGTGGTGCGCAAGCAGAAGGAAAGCGTAGTGGTAAAGCTCCCTTAGCTTTGCCAACCACTCCGAAGCAAGGCGGAACATTTGGAGGCGTTAAGCCAGCCACAGGTGGAAGTAAGGGCCCGACCTCTCGTGGCGGAGCCCGTGGTAAGTTTAGCACTCCCGTGGCGTCAGCTTCAAAGCCAGCGGCTCCGAAGGCCGCGGCTCCTGCTAAAAAGGCAGTTAATCCTGCTAGTGCAGCTTCGGCTAAACCAAGTACATCCAGCAAAGGCGTTGATAGCGTTGGCAGTGCTAGTTACGATATGCACACGGCCTTCCGCAAAGAACTGGAAACTGGCGGAGGACGCCCTGCTTGGAGCATGGATAAGAAAGTTGCCTCTGGTGGCGCTACAGTTGAAATCTCTAAACCTGCATCAAGTGGAACAACCCTTCAGGCCGAGCTTGATAAGTTCCAGTCTTCGGGAGGAAAGGCTCCCAAGAAAGACATGCAGATTGGTGGTTTGATGGGTCGCTCTGATGGCAAGTGGCATCTTCGCCGCAAACCGGGCAAGGGATGAAAACTGCTTGGCTAAAGGGGGCAAAGACTCTCGATGCTAAAAAAGAACGTAAAGCTCTAATTCAGGCAGGGAAACCTGCCCTGAAGCTTCTAAAACAAATTCTTGAATCTGAACTGCAAACATTGGAGGATAATGAGTTAAAGAATGATGTGTACAATGCGTCCAATTGGGCGTATCTACAGGCCGACATTAACGGCGCTAAACGAACTTACCGAAAGGTAATTGACCTATTACCAATTGAGGAATCCAATGACTGAATCAACTTTATTCCCTGAAGAAAGCACGACCACGCAAACTCAGGAACCCGCCGCCCCTCCTGCTGCTTTGACTTTACCGAGCGAAGTAGTTAGCCTTGTGGGAGCTGGCAAAAAGTACTCTACAATCGAAGACGCGCTAAAAGCCCTTCCCCATGCACAAGCCCACATTGCTCGAATTGAAGAAGAGAATAAGGCTTTGCGTGAGAAGGCAGCTCAAGCTAAGGCTATTGATGAAGTGTACGAGGCACTTGTGTCCCGTCAACCGGAAGCCGGACAGACCATCCTGCAGCCTGTATTAGACGAAAATGTTCTGGACTCTGTGCTTGAGCGTAAGCTCGAACAAAAGCGACAAGAGGAAGTGAGGAGTATAAATCTTAGTAAAGTAAGAAATAGCCTAACAGAGAAGTTTGGCGAAAAGGCACAGGAAGTCTTTACTACCAAAGCAAAGGAACTTGGTGTGAACGATGCTTTCTTAACTGACTTGGCTGCAAAATCTCCCGCTGCTGCGCTGGAATTGTTTGGGTTGGCAAAGAAGGAATCCGCGCCAACAACAGCAGTCTCAGCTGGTAGTATCAATTCTCAAGCGCTTGCTCAAGGCAAACAGCCCGCCCAAGTTAAACCTGTAATGGCTGGTGCTTCTACTAGCGACCTACTGGCTGCTTGGAGAGCTGTAAATCCAACTAACAATACATAAGGATAAATAATGCAACTTACAACTAATACCTCGGCTTTTATTGAAGCCCAGCAGTATTCGCAGTTCATTCTTGCGAACCTGCACGACGGCCTGTTGCCGGGTACTTTCTACCGTAACGTCTCTGACTTTCCGGCCGGTACTCAGCTGAACATCAAGGTCGTTGGCGCTGCCACCGTCCAAGACGTTGAAGAAGACAAGGCAGTCACCTACAACCCGATTGACACCTCGACCGTCACACTGGCTATCACCGACTACATTGGCGATGCTTGGTATGTGTCGGACGTGCTGCGTCAAGACGGTGCTCAAATCGAACAGCTGATGGCTATGCGTGGTGTTGAATCCACTCGTGCCATTCAGGAAGACTTCGAAACGAAGTTCCTGAAAGTTGCTGGTATCACTGCCCAAACCGCTGGTGACAAGAATGCCATCAACGGCTTCGACCATCGCTGGGTTGCTGACTCTGGCGCTGACAACAGCTACAAGATTGGTCTGACTGACTTCATCGACATGAAGCTGGCTTTTGACAAAGCCAATGTTCCGCAAGCTGGTCGTATCGCTCTGGTTGACCCGGTTGTGGAAGCCACCCTGAACAAGCTGGCTGGTGCCACTGTCTCGATGGACAGAAACCCGCAGTTCCAAGGCGTTCTGGAGCAAGGCTTCGTGCGTGACCACAAGTTCCTGTTCAACCTGTTTGGCTGGGACATCTACACCTCCTCGCGTCTTGCGAACATCACAGCCGCCGAAACAATCTCGCACAACGGTACATCCGAAACTGCTCCGATTGGCTCGGTTGCTAACGTCTTCATGAACGTGCTGGATGATTCCATCAAGCCGATTATGGGTGCTTGGAGACAAATGCCGCGCGTTGAAGGCGACCGTAACAAAGACTTGGCCCGTGATGAGTTCGTGACTCGTTCTCGCTATGGCTTTGGTCGTCAGCGTCCGGAATCTCTGGGTGTGGTTCTGACTTCTGCCAGCAACTACTAATAAAGGAGATTTAATATGACTATTCAAGTTATCAATGGCGTTAAAAACTATTACGGCGCTAAAGGCCGTCATGAGGCCGTGCAAGGCGTTCTGGAAACAGACGGCTGCGTGAAAGAAGGCGTTGTTGTCTTTACTGGTGAAAACTATCAGAGCGTTGCGTTTAGCCTTCCGGCTGGCGCTGCAATTGTAGGCAAGCCGCTGGTTGAAATCGCTGAGGCCTTCGTGCTCGGTGGTACAACCCCGACCATCAACATCGGTGTCTCTGCTTCGCACGGTACTAACTACCTTGCCGAAATCAGCGAAGCCAACGCAGAAGCTGTGGGCACATACGCCTCGGCTGCTCCGGCTGGCACACTGGCTGTTGACACCCCGCTGGCGGCTGCTGCCAACATCGTGGTGGCTTTGGATGGCACAAACCCGACCATTACCGCTGCTGGTAAGGCCAAGGTTGTGTTCCAGTATCGCGTCATCTAAGTAGTAAATCGAGGGGCTGGGAATTGGCCTAGCCCCTCTCTTACAGGAATCAATGCCAAATGGCTAAAATGACTCTGCTTGAAGTTGTACAAGAAATTCTGTCCGATATGAACTCGGACAACGTAAACAGTATCAACGATACCATCGAAGCGCAACAAGTGGTACAGATTGCTAAGCGCACCTATTTCAATATGATTAACGAACGCATACTGCCACATACGGCATCGTTCTTTAATCTCACAGCCTTGGTCAATCCGGCCAAGCCTACTCATGTTCGTATTGAAGACGACGTTATTAGAGTAGAAAGCATTAAGTACGACTGTAGAAAAGAAGAGACAGACCCTGTAGACCCGCGACAATTGCAATATCTTGTTCCGGAAGAGTTTGCAGATATGTGCATGGGCCGTAGCCCTAGTGCTTCTAATGTCACTACAGTGCTTGATACAATACCGCTATTCATCGTAAACGATGCTGCTCCTGTGTACTGGACATCGTTTGATGACAAGACTATTATCTTCGACAGTTATAACTCCGACATTGAGTCCACCATTCAGAGTTCTAAATGCTATGCTTATGGCGAGAAAGAGCCCGTGTGGACTGCAACGGATGATTTTGTCCCCAATATTCCTGCCAAGATGTTTCCCTACTTTATTAGCGAAGCAAAGAGCATGTCCTTCATGACTATCAAGGAAGCTCCCCATCAGAAGGTGGAGCAACACGCCCAGCGCCAACGCGCGTGGCTATCTGGAGAAAAATTCAGGGCTGGTGGCAAACGAATTAAATATCACAACTACGGAAGAAAATAATGGCATCTGAAAGAAACTTCATAATTAAATGTTCTACTACATCTTCCAATAAAGTAATTGCCTACGAAGGTACAAATGGAGAAATTCCTTGGCCTCTGCAGGGAGAGTTTACAAGCCATGCTTTAGCTAAATTAGCTATTAATAAATACTTGGCAGAGAATAAACCAAACTCCAGTCAGAAAGTTACTGTGGAAGAACCAGCCTTTGTCGGAGAAGAAAGTGGCAATTCAAAGCGCAAACAAAGAGTATAACAGTTTCACTAAGGGAATTATTACCGAAGCAAATGGTATTAACTTTCCTGAAAATGCCTCCATTGACGAAGCTAACTTTGTTCTTAATAGAAATGGCAGTAGACAGCTGCGTCTTGGGATGGATTTCGAAGCAAACTACACAAGTACAGCCGTCTCGTCTATGACGAGTGCGGCTATTGGTGTTTCTTGCCATGAGTGGGTTAATGCTGGGAATACAGTGGCAAATCAGTTTGCTGTTGTTCAAGTTGGTGATAAACTGCTTGTATACAACGCAGCTGCTACCACAATCAGCTCTAGCCTTATTGCTACAATTGACGCATCAACCGCAATCATTGATGAAACTAAAGAAATCCAAAGCGCTTGTGGCATGGGATTCTTTTTCTTTACCTCGGGCTCAGGTCTCCCTGCGGTATTGGAGTATGTAAATAACACTATATCAATTAGATACATTAATCTTAGTATACGAGACTTTTTCGGGGTAAATGACGGGCTTGCTGTGAGCGCAAAGCCAGCAAGTTTATCTGACACACATAAATATAATCTGTACAATCAGGGCTGGGATGCCAGTAAAAATACGGCTACCTACACAAACAGAGGTAGCTACCCGTCTAATGCAGAGATTTGGTATGTGGCTAAGAACTCTACTGACGACTTTGCGGCGGCTAAGCTTGATAAAATAGACTTTGGTACTTCAGCTGCACCTAAAGGCCGCTATATTATTAGCGCCTTTGATAGAAGCGCAGATAGAATTGGACAGTCTGGAATTTCAAGCCTTCCTTCTGATACCGAGCCGTCTAAGCCATCCTGTATTGAGTTTTTCCAGCAGAGAGTCTGGTATTCTGGAGTTGATGGGAAACAAATAAGCTTGACGGATACAGCCCCTTCAATGCAAGGATTTGTGTTTTATAGTCGAATTATTAGAACTCCCCAAGACTTTGGAAGCTGCTACTCAGATGCAGACATTACATCTGAAATTGATAATGAGTTGGCTCCTAGTGATGGCGGCTATGTAAATATTCCAGATAGCGGAAAGATTTACAAACTTGTTGCTCTGAATGACGTGATATATGTATTTGCCCAGAATGGCATTTGGGCTATTCGTGGCGGTGATACTGGATTTAGTGCTATAGAACAGCAAGTCGAAAAGGTAAGTGACTTCGGCGTTATCAGTGGCAAGAGTGTCGTACGAACAGAGTCCTCTATTATGTACTGGAGTAAGGCTGGTATCTATTACATCGGCCCTGTAGATGGTGGTTCTGGAATTAGAAACATATCGGAAAACACCATCCAAAGTATTTTGAATGCGTTGCCAAAAGCCAATAAAGAACAGGCAGTCGGAAGCTATGATGCCGTAAATAGAAGGGTTACTTGGCTATACAGCACTAGCTTGGACTATGACGGGATTAATTACAAGTACGAATACGACACTGAATTAGCTCTTGATGTGGTGCTTTCTGCATTTACAAAGAATACAATTACCCCTCTGGACGGAGTATCCCCGTATGTTGCTGGATACCTGACCACTCCAGACTTGATTAGCGCACAAGACTTGGGCTCTAGCATTACTAAGTATTTAGTTTTGTATTATGAGGCTGGAAGTTCTATTCCCAAGATATCGTTTGCCCACTATAGGGACGATTCCTTTGTGGACTGGAAAAGCTTTAATGGAACTGGCAGATATTACGAAGGCTATTTGCTAACTGGTTATGAGCTTGTTGATACCACCATGACAAATAAGCAAGCCCCATACCTGATTGTTCACTGCCAGCGCACTGAAAACTCTGTAGAGGCCCTAGGTGCTGGTGGGGCTGTGGAGTATGACGACCCAAGCTCTTGCATAGTGCAGAGTAGATGGGACTTCTCGGACAGTGCCACTAGTGGTAAATGGGGCCCCTCTACAGAAGTGTACCGTCTAAATAGGGCGATTATACTTCCTGTTGCTGGACAACCTTTGGATTATGGACATAGCATCATAACTACAAAGAACAGGTTGACTGGTAGAGGCAAGGCATTGTCTCTGCGATTCAGCACGTCTAATGGTAAGAATTTGCACATCCTTGGATGGGCTATTAAGTTCACAGGAAACACTGTTGTATGATAGAGTTGCTACGCAAAGAGCACTTTGATGATGTATATGAGCTGGCTATTGAGTTTTGTGCTAACAGTCCTTATAGCAACCTAAGTGTGGATAAAGAGACGCTGTTTAACACCTTGGACTTTGTTTCGAATCTAGGGCTCAGCTTTGTCTATGTGCACGAGGGAAAGTGCGTTGGTGTGATTCTTGGCATGATAGCTCCAGCATGGTTTAACAGTTCCATAGTGAATGCTATGGAGCTGATGTGGTGGGTGAGCAAGAATCATAGGGGCGTAGGCTGGATGCTAAAAGACGCATATGAAAACGCGGCGTCAGAAAAGAAGATAAGTTATGTAGGTCTCGCTACTTTATCCTCTTCTGGGATAAGCGATAAATTAAACAAAGATGGATACATAGTTACAGAAACAGCATGGATTAAGGAGATATAATGGCTATTTTTACAGCAATTGGTACTGCCGTTTTGGGAGGAAGTGCCGCGGTTGCAGCTGCTGGTACTAGTGCAGCAGCTGTTGCCGCAACTGGTGCGGCTGTGGTGAGTGGCGTTGGTGCGGCTGGTCAGGGTGTTATGGCAAGAAAAGCAAGCATCGCCCAAGAAAGAATTGCTAGAGTGCAGAACTCTAGAGAACGAGTTAAGCAGCTGGCAGCAATGAGGCAAAAACAAAGGGCTAACGAGTTTATTGGAGTTGTTAGTGGCACAGGCGGAAGCTCAAGCCAAGCCGCACAAAGAGGCTCAATTGCTTCACAGGCTGCGTCAAATATTGGTCAAAGCTTTCAGCAGCAATCTGCTGCACAAAAATTGTCTAGTATTAATAATATGCAGACAGGCTTTGGTGTATTGCAGAAGGTTGGTGAAATTGGAATGGCTATGCCGGGTAAGCAGAAAAACGAGATGTTCCCAACACCACCATCCGCTTAATTTAATAAGGATTACATTGTGAGTCAAAAAGTAGAAATGCCCCTTGTAAAATACGAGATGCCTGACGAGCCGTTTGTCGAGCAAACTCCATACCAACAGGCGGATAGACTGTCTTACTTCAGGCTGGCAAATGAAGGCGTTGGTAAAGAAACTCCACCAGAAGGCCCGACTCAAGACGACATTCTGGATACGGTTAGACGCGCCAAAGACGATAACTATGAAGTTAGACGGGCTGCTGTAGAGCAGCTCGCCTTTAGTTATGACATCCCTGCCGAACAGAGAGCAGAATACCTGAAGATGTTTACAAATCTACAGGCTATTGAGAATAAAGATGCAAACCAGTATGAGCAAGCAGAAATGCTGCTTGAAAGGTCGCATGACCAGTCTCTTGCTCTGCGTGAGGGCACTCTGGAGGAAGATGGTGCGCGTATTGAAGAAAGAACTGGCTCTCGTAGACAGGCTGCTATTGCTTCCACTAATGTAAAGACAAAGAAAGAAGCCATCCTTGTGTCTGCAGCTATGTCTACAGACGATGATGAAGAAGCCAACAAGCTTCTAAATACAGCGTATAGAAACGCAGATAACCAATACTTCTTTAGGCCCAGAATGATAGGTAAGGGTGGCGCTACAGACCTGCTTAATACTGGTCTTGAACTTGTGCCCGGTAGCTTCAATCTAGGTGTTAACGTCATTGTTCTTGACCTGCTACAAACAAGTGGTATTAAGAGTTTGCAGGACTTTGGCAACAAGTATCGTGGCATTGACATGAAGAAGTTTGCTGAGGAAGGAAGCGGCGAGCTTAAGGCAAAGGCCGCTGGCTTAGTAGCTGGCCTTTCTCCTGAAGATAAAAGAAAGTTTGCTGCCCATCTCGAGGCTTATCGCAAAGCCCCTATTGGCACAAATGCCAGTGGAGGAAGAACTCTAGCCCTTCAGGACGCATATGGAGCTTTGCTCCAAGATGTTCTTACAAGAGACCCTAATAGTGAACAGGGCTTTCTTGATAAATGGATAGGAGCTGCTGTTAATTTTGTTGGGCAAGAAACTGTAATGGATGCCGCGCAGGGATTAGATAGCTTTGCTACATTGGTTGACTTTGGTGGCCCAATGGTATTGCTGACCCGCGGCGCTAGAAACACCAACAGAATGCTAAAAGCCGCAGTGCATAGAGCCCCAATATCAAGGAATGTTGTTGCCCGTGAGGTAGCAACGGCCGTTCGTGCTGGGGGCAAGGGTGTAGAAGAAGATTTGCCGGGTGCCATTGCAACTGGTCTTCCCAAAAGTCGTGTTGCGTTTGATAGAAGCAACATCAGTGCCGACCTTAACAAAGCATTTGAAGAAATTGATGCCCTGTCTGGTCGCGTAGAAGAACAGTTGATGAGCATTATCAAGCGTCCGATAGCTCTTGTTGCTGACGGGGCTCCTGTTGCTGTGCGCGAATTTGTTCGTTCTCGTGGCTTGCATGGCAGTCCTGCCAACTCTGTCATAGAGATTTCTGAAGACCAAACTAACATCTCGGTGACTGGTCGATTTGGCGGTGGAGACAATGTTGGATATAAAACTAAAGAGGATGCACAGGCAGCTATTGCCCGTATGGGGCTTTCGGAATATGCTGGAGAGGTTAAGTATTCTCTGCGAGACAAGAACTCTGGCGTAATCTATACAGAGGCTGATGGAGACATCTTCAAAGCAGCCCAGAGCCTGTCCGTAAGCAAGCGTGGTGCCAAGCACTTTGAATGGTTTGTCGATACCTCTTATAATATTCCAGTTAATAGGTTAATTTACTCTGATGGAATTGGAGAAAATCTTATCGAAGGAATGGGAGTTCCTTTGCTGAGACGAGCTTTGTTTGCTAGTAGTCCTACATCTTCTAATAGTATGTTTATAAAGGCGTTTAGTTCGTTTTCTCCGGGCAATATGTTTAGAAACATTTACAGTGCGCTCTCCCCAAAAGTGGTGAATGGGATGCGCCTTGCTGCTGGCTCAGAGCGTGACGCAGAAGCTTTGTTCAAAACCCTGTACAACAACGCCGTTAAAAGAATACCAGATGCTGAATGGCCCGCTGTGAATAAGGCTATGAGAGCAACTCAAGCCAATAAGGGAACTCTAACAAAGCAAGCACTTAGAAGTCTCGGGGTAGAATCCGACGGGGCTATCGCTGGCTACTACGCCATGCAGCGTGGTTTAGAGGTGTCATATGCGTTTGCTCGAACTGGTCTTAGTAGAAGCTTGGCGGCTCAGGGATATGTTAGAATTACAAGTCCCAAGGGTAGGTTTTTGGGATACGCTAAAGAGGTAGACACCATCCCTGAACTGAAACAGGGCGAGGCGGTTAAGTATGTTGATGATGGTGGCGAAACCATTATTAGGACTATGGGCCCAGCTGAAATGGCTGGTCTCAAGGAAAGAGGATATACGCTCTATAAGTCTCAGGAAATAGAATGGTCTGGCGGAATGGAAGTGCCCTACGTGGCAGTGAAAGCAGCTGACCCGAAGATGAAAGTTATTCCGGTAAAGGAAGGCGATGACGTTCTTAACGCAGTTCCCGGATATTTCCCAGAAAACCTGAACGATAACTACGTTGTATTTGGTCGTTCTAAAAGCGGCAGAAAGTACATTGTTGCTACTGCCCGTTCTGAGCAAGCAGTCAAAGACTTTGTTGCTAAAGAGTTTCCGAACCAGACGTTTAAACAGGGAAGCGAGTTTGCTGAGAAGTACACCGAGCTTGTAGCCGAGCCATTTGGTAGCGTATGGAATCAATCCCTGCAAATCAGGCAGGGCTTATATGAGAATCTCAACGGCTTGGTTTACGGAAAGAAGGGCGAAGCTATTGTAAGCTTGGACGGCCCTGTAGGTAGCAACTACACTGACCCGATGGAGGCTGTGTACACCACCTTCAGACTGCTTGCAGACAACTACACCAAAGGGGCTCATGTGCAGTATCTTGAGAATACCCTGATGGCTAGCCTTAGAAAGTATCCAGAACTCCTGAATAATTCACAAGACGTGATGCTAAGGGGCTATGTATCTATAGATGATGTAGTTAGCTCTCCTCCGCAGTATCTACAAAAGCAATGGGAAGAGCTTACTAGTACGTTAAATACAATCGAAGCTTACAAACTATTGCCTGATGATACTGTGGCTGCAACCTCTAAGGTATCGGCTTGGGCGGCATCGAAAGCTACCAATTGGTCTGGTGTACAGGAAATCATGCAAAGAGCCTCTCGTACAGGCTTTAGTCCCATGAACTTCTGGAAGAAGTTTAGGTATAATACAATCATTCGCATGCGCCCGGCTCCGCATTACATGCTGAACTCGATGCAAGCTGTAATGAATCTTGGGTGGCCTGTTAGCTCAGGTAAGGCTATTGTAAGTCATGGTACGTTCCAGACAGCCCTATACGCTCGCCTTGACTATGCTGGTGGTCAAATCAGCAAGCAAGAGATGATGAAAAGAATCAGGGAGTTGGATAAATTCAAATCAGTGACCGGACTGTCTTCTGACGAACTGTACGACTTAGCTGATTCTTATGTGACTAGTGGTTTGTGGGAACAGGTTAAGCACAACTCTACCATGAAGTTTGCAACGTTGAGTGATGCAGAGCAGCTTGGTAGGCCGCGCAACTCAGGGGTCAGTAGGCTCTCACAAGTTGCCAACTCTATAGGTGATTCGTTTGATGCTATAGGAGCTCCGGCAGGTGAACACTATGCTACTCAGTTCACATATCTGGCGCAATACTTTGCAACTCGCGGTAAAAATAAGTCCTACCTGAAGTCTCCTACAAATAAGGCGGCGCTGCTTGGAAGAACACAAGACTTCCTCGGAAACATGACTCCTGAAGGTCAGCTGGGTATCCAGCGTGGCTTTCTGTCTGCTTCGACGCAGTTCCAAGCGTTTGGTATGAAGATGCAGTTTACGCTCACTCCGTTCCTGCAACCAACCACACTGAGCAAAATCGATGCCTTGCGGCTCGGTGTCGGCGCTGTTCCTATTCTTGGTGTTAGGGCCTTTGAAACCTCCGCACTGTTATACAAAACATGGCTCGATAGCTATATAAATGACCCAGACCATCTTGAAAGACGAGAGCAGTGGGAAAGAAGCCCGATTAGACCGATAGCAGAAAAAGGAATTATAAACTCCGCTATTGATGCCCTAGTTAGAAACGTAGCGTTCTTGTTTGACAAGGACGTTTCATTCATGGATGTTAATGCGATTGAGTGGGACTTGGCTAGCAAGATGGGCACTGGTGCCAGTACTGGTATCTGGTACACGGTTCTTGAAAATGCTAGAGGATATGTCGAGGCGTTTTCAGACTTCTCAGACGGCAGCTTGTTTAGCAAGGAAGGCTTTTCTAATAAGATAGATGGCGGTAAGAAACTTCTTTCTACCCTGCTTGGACTGGACAATTCTGTTGTTACTGTTGCCGAGAGGTACTTCTCTCTCTATGGCGGAATGGGTACTGAAAACCTGACCCCTGAGGAGTATGCTAAGCTTATTGCAATCGCTGGCTGGGACGTGGTTAAGAAGATGGTTCCGGTTTTTGGCGATGCTGAGCGTTATATGATTCTCAGAGACACTGGTCAGTTAATGACTGGTGGCGTTCCTTCTGGCGAGTCTGGTAAAGGCAGTTTGGCCGACTTCTTCTATATTGTGGGAGCTAATGCTCCTACGGAAAGTGAGGCTGACTGGTATCGCTATGTTAACTCGTGGAAGACCATGAAGTCTAGCGAGGAAAACTATAGGAAGCAAGTACAGGATACTGCATCTAATCTCAGGAAGTACATCTATAGCGACGTACTAATTGAAGGATTGCCGGGAGAAATTCAGCATCAGGCTGTTGAAAAGTATCGTGCTGGCCTTACAATTTTCTTTGCTGCAATGGAGGATAAGCAGTTCGTGCTGGATGTTCAAGATGACCTAGAAAGACAACTGCGCGATGATATCATCAGAGACACCAAAGAGGGCAAAAAAGTAAAGGCTTGGGTTGGAGAAATCAGTAATCCATCCCTGAATAAAGAGGCTTATGAAAGACTAGAAGAGATTAGAAAGAGTGGTCTTGGAATGGAAAGCTCTGAGCTTCTCGATTCTTTGATAAAAGCCTATAAAGAACAAACATACGTTAGAGGAGAGAAATAATGGTGGCGAGTAACTACAGTACGCCTGACATGCCCGGAATGGATACTGCAACTCCAGTAACTCCGGTTGATAAGACTATCATTAATGCTGTTGGTAGCATTGGCGAGACTCTTATTGAACAAAGAAAAGCTGCTAACGAGGCGACAGATGCTCAGTTTTTGCAACAGGGCGGAGAGTACTTCCGTAACATCAACCAGCAGATAGCAAATGACCCTGTTAGGGCAGAGGCCCTGCTGTATGCAGACTTGGAGGCAAATAAGGGAAGTCTTACTGAGGAGGGCAGCAAGGAACTTGCACGTCTTTCCACCCGCTTTAACGACCTTAATGATGCAAAGACGCAGGGTATGATGAGTAAATATAATCATCTTGCCCGTGCTCAAAGCATGATTACCGATGCTATAATGAGACGACCCGATTTGGGCGACGAGATTAGACTGCTTGCCTCTAAGACGCTTGGCTCAGAAGTGCTTAACGTATCTGACCTCATCTATTCCATGAAGTTTTCTGGTATGGAACAAGAGAAGGAAAGAAAAGACGGAGTGCGTACCAGAGTTAGTAAGATGCTGGAAGCAGCTGATAAGTCTTCTGACCCCGGATACGTCATTAAACAGAGCATGGATGCCCTTGCGCTTATTGAGAAGGGCGACTACGATGGGGCATCCGCCATTGCAGATACTGTTGTTAAAAGTGCTTTCGGCGGCAGCTCTGTTTCAGGGACTTTGATTCAGGACGCTAAAACAAAACGCACCGAATTCTACAAGGGCTTTGGCGCAGATAGCGACTTTGTTAGTAAAATCACCAGCCCCAATGCTGAAGTTAGAAAGCAAGCCTTCCAAACAGCTGTTAGCGAACTGGAAGCAATTGATAACACAATTGCTCAGCTTGAAGCGGTTCCGGGCACTCAGGCTACAGAAGCAAAAGCAGAGGCAAGTCAACTTAAGTTAATTAGGACGTATATTTCTAATATAATTGATACTGGCGGCGACCCTGTTAAAATGAAAGGGGCTATTGATGCTGGTTTATGGGTAACTTCGTATGCTGGCAATGCTTCTGCTAAAGAGGCGTTTTCGAGAGCAATGCCCTATGCCAAGCAAGAAGATTCTGGGCTCATTGCCCAAGCCACTATTGGGCAGAGCAAGCTGCAAGATGCGTATGCTAATCCAGATGGAGTGGTGTATGAAGACAAGACCTACGGGCAAGGGGACTGGAATAACTATAATAGACTCACTTCATTGTGGAGTACTGAGAAAGCTCCTACACAGTCTCAGCTTAACGGTTCTGTAGACTTGACGGCTATGGTGATTGCTGGATATAGCATCCCTGTAATAAATAAAACTACGGGAAATGTTGTTGCTGCCAGCCCAAGAGAAACCAAATTAGTATTTTCTAATTTGAATAGGTCATTCTACAACACCAGCGCACAGCTTAGCGGTAGCTTCGGAAATCCAGATAACATTGATAAACTCTTTGTTGCTAGAGCCGCTGCTTGGGATAAGTCCCATACAATTATTGCTGCTTCACTTCCGCCAGAGTATGCTAAAGACTATGTTCTTCCTGATACTGTAACCTATGGAATGCAGACTGCTAAAGAGGGAGGAAAAACAGTAAACACCCCCGGAGGCTTATACACAGGTAATGACCCAGAAGGATTTAAGAAAGCATATAACAAGATACTGGTGGATAATAACATCGCCGCAGAATGGGGCAAGTTCTATAATGACCAGAAATCCTTGGAGGCATTGCTTAATTCTAAGACTGGCAAAGCTGGGGCAGAATAATGATGGATAACTGGCTTGAATCATTGTTTACTGACGAGAGTCTTAAAGCAGAAGCTCCGGCCTCAGTAGGAAAAAGGCGTAGAATGATTGATACGTTTTCCTATCTTGCTGCAGGTGCTGAGCAGCAGCGGTCGGAGTCTTCGCAAACAACAACTCCAAAAAGACGGATAGATAGGCTATATGATATGATGAACAAGCCTAGCTCAACTTCTACAATTGATTATAGAAGACCGGGTGTTAGGCTTCATTCGGCAGTAGAGTGGGTGGAGTCGCGCGGAAAGGTCAATGCTGTGTCTCCCAAAGGCGCTATCGGCCCAATGCAGACAATGCCGGGTACACTCAGAGACCCCGGATATGGCGTAGCCCCAGCTAAGGACAACTCAGTAGCTGAGCTAAGAAGAGTTGGTCAGGACTATATTGATGCCATGTATGGAAAATATGGGCTCAAAGGTGGACTGGCGGCTTACAATTGGGGGCCGGGAAATTGGGAACGGGCCCTGAAAAGGGCTGGTGGTAACGTAGATAAAGCGCTAGCAAGTGCGCCTAAAGAGACTAGGGAATACGTTCCAGCTGTGCTGAATAAAATGGATAGCATGTAAAAGAAAAGCCCCTCTTTTGAGGGGCTATTTTATTTCTTATCTACAACACTATATCCGCCGTGGTTCTTCATCCATAATCCTCTGTAGTCGTGGGTTATGGTAGCGTCTATAAACTTCACTCTATCCCAGAGCTTGTGACAGGCAGGGCATTCTCCCTGCTCGTCACTCTCTGCCATCGGGCGAGTTATTTCAAATCGCCCGTGCTCTTGGCAGTCGTATGAGTAGATAGCCATTTAAGTATCTCCTCATATTTCGCATGAGCTTCCGAAACACGCAAGGGTTTGGCTTCCTTCTGTGTTGTCTTCTGCTTCTGCGAACTGGCTCCAATCAATGACTGGCATTCTTGACACAAGTTCTTCATACTGCTCCTTTGTGATTTCCTCATAGGGAGCTTGTTCGTATGTGTGCTCAAGACGGGGCAGGAACGCCACGCCACTCACCTCATCGAAATGCTCCCACACCCACGCACCAAGCTCCATATACTCGTCAGCGCCGTAGTAGACGGTGATGGAAGGCTTGTGCTCACACCAGTTATCCTGAATGTGCTTCCAATACTCCATCTGCTGAATAGCCGTCAGGCCATCCTTACACACAGCACCATCTGGTGACTTCTGAGGGAAGCTAAACACAGCCGTGTTCGGGCTCACCTTATCCATCTCCCACGGAACGCCTTGGCTTGCCAAGAACTGCGTCAGCGGGTCGTTGATGCTGTTCCTTACACGACGTATGTAGAAATCACTAAAGCGAGGATGCAAGCCGCTAGCAGAGTCAACGAGTTGTGAAACTGTTCCCGACGGCTTGACGCAAGTGATTGCCGTAGACTGATTGATTCCAAGTATATCTGCCCAGAGCTTGTTGACTTCGACTGCGTGTTGCTTGAGGGCTTCGAGTTGGTCTGAACTTTCATAATACATATCCTTTAATGGGCTGTCCATGAGGCCAGTAAAGCTAACGCCCAACAAAGCCTCTTCCTCTGTGTTGCGCTTCCAGATGCTACGCAGATAGCGGAACTCTGTAAACGTTGCCTGAATCGTACCTAGAATCGTAGCCAGCTCCACCTTGCGCTTCAGGCTCTCGAAGGTGTCGCCAGCCCTACACACCACCTCAGTTAGATTACAGAACTGATAGGGACGTAGGATGATTTCACTGCAAGGGTTAGTGCCGAAGTCGTGATTGGTGTCGCGCCGTCCGTTCTTACCTG